AGGAGAAAAATTATGGCATCAACTTATACGGATCTTGGCCTAGAATTAATGGCCACTGGTGAAAACGCCGGTACATGGGGAAATAAAACAAACGCTAACCTAAGTCTAATTGAACAATTAACTGGTGGATATTTAGAAGTATCTATCGCAGGTGGTGCTCAGACTACAGCTTTAGATATAGATGATGGAGCTCTTACAGGTAAAGCTCAAAACAGAGTATTAAAATTAACAGGTTCTATATCTGGAAATCAAATTGTAACTTTTCCTCTTCTTACAGAAAATTTTTATATTATTGAAAACGCAACTTCTGGTGCATACACAGTACAATTAAAAGCAGCTTCAGGTTCTGGAGCAACTGTTACTCTTGCAACTGATGATAAAAGAACTCATATAATTTATTTAGATGGTGTTGCAACAAACACTGGAGTTTTTGATACAGGCTTAGGAGAAGGAGATGTAACTCTTACAGGAACACAAACTTTAACAAATAAAACTTTAACTTCACCTAAAATTGGCACATCTATTTTAGATACAAGTGGTAATGAACTAATGCTTTTAACAGCTACAGGTTCAGCAGTTAATGAAATTACATTAGCTAACGCTGCTTCAGGTAACGCACCTAGTATTACAGCTTCTGGTGAAACAAACGTAAGTCTTAACCTTGTTCCAAAAGGAACAGGTACATTACAGGGTAATGGTTCTGCTTTAAAAATTGCTGGTAAAGAAACTATATGGGTACCAGCTACTGCAATGTTTGGACCTACAACTAATCCTGCAGACGCAGCACAAGTTGAAACAACAGCTACAAGACCAGATTTAAATGTATTTGATTTTGATGCTGGTACAAAACAATACACACAATTTTCAATAGGAATGCCTAAGTCATGGAATGAAGGTACAGTAACTTACCAAGTTTACTGGTCTCCAAGCACAACTAACACAGGTGACTGTATATTTGGTTTACAAGGTGTAGCATGTGCCGATGGTGATACTATCGACGTTGCATATGGAACTGCAGTTAATGTTACAGACGCTGGTATAGGAACAGTAGAAGACCAACAAATTTCAGCAGAAAGTGGTGCAGTTACTATTGCAGGTTCTCCTGCAGCAGGTGAGCAATCTTATTTCCAATTTTTTAGAGACGCAGCAGCTGGTGGCGATACTTTTACTGGTGAATCTAGAGTTTTAGGTATCAAATTATTCTTTACTACTGACGCGGCTAACGACGCATAAGGGATTTAGATATGAGAGAATTAAAAAATCCTCTTACTTCAGGTAAGAGTACAAAAACTACTCAAAATAGAAGAGGCAAAATGTTTGGTTACCAAGTACTAGGTTTTGGTTCTGGTGGCGGAACAAAATTTGTAGCTGCTACAGGTGGAACTGTTACCGAATCTGGAGATTTTAAAATACATACCTTTACAGGCCCAGGAACTTTTGAAGTAACTTGTGCAGGATCTGCAGCAGCAGAAACTAATAAAGTTGACTATCTAGTAGTTGCAGGTGGTGGTGGAGGTGCATCTGGTTCTAACAACGAAGGTGGTGGCGGCGGAGGAGCCGGTGGTTATAGAGAATCAGCTGGAACTTCTTCTGGTAGTTATTCAAGATCTCCATTAGGTGCTTGTGTTGCAGCAATAACAGTTTGCGCACAAAGTTATCCTATTACAGTTGGTGCCGGCGGTGCAAAAGCCGGAGGCCCTGAAACTGGTAGTAACGGTGGAACTTCAACTGCTTTCCCTATATCTAGTGCTGGTGGTGGAGGTGGTATGGGTGCAGACGGACCACCCGCAAGACCAGGTGGATCAGGCGGTGGTGGAGCAACTTATAGCAGACCCGGTGGATCAGGAAATCAACCTCCTGTAAGTCCACCTCAAGGAACTAATGGCGGAACCGGAGGCGGCGGTGGTGGTGCATACGCAGGCGGCGGTGGCGGTGGCGCAACTGATGCAGGATCATCTGGAAGTCCAGGATCTGCAGGACCAGGCGGTGACGGAGCAACTTCTTCAATTAACGGAACACCAACAGTAAGAGGCGGTGGTGGCGGTGGTGGTTTCGATAGCGGTGGCGGAGGATCTCCGGGACCAGGTGGTGGCGGTTCAGGTGGAAATTCAAGTGGAGGAAATGGAACTACAAACACTGGAGGCGGCGGTGGTGGAGCTGGTGGACCTACTGGTCACCCAGGCGGAAATGGTGGTTCAGGTATAGTTATTATAAGGTATAGGTTTAAATAATATGGCACATTTTGCAAAAATATCAGAAGAAAACGAAGTACTACAAGTTTTAATTGTAGATGACAAAGACGTTCTTAATTCTGAAGGCGTTGAAACAGAATCAGTAGGACAACAATATTTAGAAACACATAACAACTGGCCTGCAAATTTATGGATTCAAACATCTTACAACACATTAATGAATACACATGCTTTAGGTGGAACACCTTTTAGAGGTAATTATGCAGGTATTGGTTATGAATGGGATGCAGAAAATAATATTTTTTGGAATGAAAAACCTTATGCATCTTGGGTAAAAGACTTAGCTACAGCTTCTTGGAAATCACCAATTGGTGATGCTCCAGCATTAACAGCTGAACAAGAAGCACAAAGAACAGCTGGTACTAATATGTGGTACTATAGTTGGAATGAAGATAATCAATCTTGGGACTTGACAGATCATACAGCATAAATTATATTTGGTGGTGGTATGGAAAAGAAAGTATTAACAGAGCAAGCTCTATATTATGGTGATGTTTCAATGCCGAAAGGTTTTGAGATTAATTACGACAAATTTAAAGCTGATATTCTACAAGCAGATCTTGAAAAAAATAATTTCAAATCATCAAGAAATTACGATAAATTAAATACATTTATTAAAGATCACATTAATCTTAAACATCAAGTTAATTTAGTTAATAAATCAACGTGGGGAAATTTTTATAAACCTTTCACACTTACTGAACCTTTATTACAAGTTGACCCAGTAGATCTTAGAAACTCTCCTGACTTTGTATTACTATACGGCGTGCAAGTAAAAGATTGTTTTATTAAAATTTTTTATGACGACAACAGACGTAAAGGAAGAAGCTGGGATATAGAACTTAAAAACAATATGTTTGTTATGTTTCCATCTAATAATATGTATATTATTGGTAATAACGATAGTAAGGATTTAAATTTTATTCAAACAATAACGTATGAATATATCTAATTACTATTGGTATTTTACATCTGCACTTACACCGAGATTTTGCGATGATGTTATAGCTTATGCAAATGCACAAAAAGAATCTATGGCTAGAACTGGTGGGTATGAGAATCAACAATTAAATAAAGATCAAGTTAAAAACATGCAGAGAAAAAGAAAGTCAGATTTAGTTTGGTTAAATGATACTTGGATATATAAAGAATTACATCCGTATGTTCACGAAGCAAATAAAAATGCTGGTTGGAATTTTGAATGGGATAGAAGTGAGTCTTGTCAGTTTACAAAATACAAACTTAATCAATATTATGATTGGCATTGTGATTCTTGGGATAAACCCTACGATAAACCAGATAGACTAGATTATGGTAAGATTAGAAAACTATCTATGACCTGTCAATTAACAGATGGTTCAGAATATGAAGGTGGTGAATTAGAATTTGATTTTAGAAACTATGACCCACACATGAGAGATGAAACCCAACATTTAAAAAAAGCAAAAGAAATATTACCTAAAGGTTCTATTATTGTATTTCCCTCATTTGTTTGGCATAGAGTTAAACCCGTGACATCAGGCACAAGATACAGTCTTGTTGCTTGGCATTTAGGACAACCATTTAAATAATATGAATATAAGTAATCATTTTAGCACAACTATTTGGTCAGAAGAAAAACCTGAATTTGTAAAATCTTTAACACAAGCATCTAACAAATATATTAAAGCTGCTAGAAATACTCCACAAGCTAAAGCACATATAAAAAAGTTTGGTGACTTTGGACTCTCTTATCATTCGACACCTCTTACCTTAGATAATAATTTTATAGATCTTAGAAATTACGTTGGTCAAAAATCGTGGGACTTTTTAGATCAACAAGGTTTTGATATGTCACAGTACACAACTATGTTTAGTGAGATGTGGGTGCAGGAATTTTCTAAAAATGGTGGTGGACACCACAATGCACATATACATTGGAACCAGCATGTGTCTGGTTTTTACTTTTTAAAATGTAGTGATAAAACTTCATTCCCTATATTTCATGAACCAAGAACAGGTGCTAGAGCTACAAAATTAAAAATGAAATCTGATAATATTTTATTTCCTGGAATGGAATTATTACATTTTAAACCAAAGCCTGGTTCATTATTAATCTTTCCAGGTTTTTTAGAACACGAGTTTTCAGTAGATTTTGGTAAAGAACCTTTTAGATTTATACATTGGAATATACAAGCTGTGCCAAAAGAAATGGCAAAAGATGTTTAAAGTAATAGATAATTTATTAGACAAAGATAGTTTTAAAAGAGTTCACGACATGTTTTATAACAACGAGAACTTCCCTTGGTTTTCTACTCCTGTGTTAGATTATAAAGAACACAAACAATTTGTGCATTTTTTTTATTATGACCATAAACCTAATTCTATCTATAATGAAATATTAAAACCTATTTATAATTTATTAGGAGTAAAGGCTTTAATAAAAGTAAAAGCAAATTATTTATGGAAAACAGATAAAATTATAGAACATGGATTTCATACAGATGGTGCAAAACATATACCTAAAGATGATAACCCAGATTGGAAGACAGCTATATTTTATATAAATACAAACAACGGATATACAAAATTTAATATAAAGAAAAAAATTGTAAAAAGTAAAGCAAATAGACTTGTAAAGTTTCCTGCAAAGATTAAACACACAGGCACTACTTGTACAGACAAAGATGAACGAATTGTTTTAAACATTAATTATTACTAATGAAAGAATATAAATTACCATTAAATAGTTTTATCGGAGGTTGGTTTATTCCTGCAAAAATTTGTAATGGATTAGTTTCTTATTATAATGAATTTAATAAACACGCTACACCAGGTAGATCAGGCAGTGGTAAAGTAAGAAAAAATGTTAAGGACTCATTAGATCTATTAATTAATTCAAACAACCTTGATAAAGAAATATTACTTTATAGAATTGAGTTACAAAAAATTTTAGAATTATATATAAAAAGATATCCTGAAATAAACGACTGTTCTAAATTTAATGTTAAAGAGTTTAATATTCAAAAATACAATAAAAAAGGTGGATTTAAAAAATGGCATTTTGAAAGAAGGTGCCTTCAACATGCTGGAAGAGTTTTAGTTTTTATGACTTATTTAAATGACATAGATGAAGGAGGCACTGTTTTTAAATACCAAAAAATTACTACCCCTTCTATAAAAGGATTGACTTTAATTTGGCCTACAGATTTTACTCATACCCACAAAGGTCAGATAACAGATAAAGAAAAAATAATAACAACAGGCTGGTTTGAATTAATATGAAATTTTTTAAAATAAAATCGTATTACATTGTTACAGATATAAAAGAACATAAAAAAATAAAACAAAAGTTTTTAGACTTAATAGATTTAATGCCTGACTCTAGTTTAAACACTATATCTAAAACTGATTGGAATTTACCAAGAGAATATAAAAGAAAGTATTTAGATTATTTTTATGATATAATTACACCATACATGGATACAATGGCTAAAAAGTTAAAGTGTAGAGATTGGAATATTTCTAATGGCTGGTTTCAAGTGTATGGTAAAAACGATACACATACTTGGCACACACATGCAAAAGCAAATTACACTAACATTTATTATATAAGTTTGCCGGATAAATCAGTAAAGACACAAGTCTATGATGTGGTAACGAAAAAAATAATTGATGACTTTAAAGTAGCAGAAGGACAACTATTGACACTGCCTGCTAATTCAATACACACCTCTCCTTTAAACAAAACAAAAAATAAAAAAGTTATTATATCTTTTAATTCTAATTTTGAAGATGTGGATTTAAATATATGAGTTTTAAAAAAAATAAATATACAATTATACGTCAAGCAATATCAAAAGAATTAGCTTCGTTTATTGCAAACTGTTTTTTGATGCAGAAACAAGTTTATGATACTTGTAGAGCACACAGATATATATCACCTTTTGAGAATATTATAGGTCATTACGAAGGCATGGATGAACAGATACCTAATACATATGTTCAATACGCAAACATTGCTATGGAGACTTTAATGTTAAAATGTCAGCCTAAAATGGAGAAAGCTACTAAACTTAAATTATACCCAGCTTATACTTATGCAAGAATTTATAAAACAGGTGATGAATTAAAAAGACACAAAGATAGATTTAGTTGTGAGATATCTACTACTATGAATCTTGCCGGTAATGATTGGCCAATATATCTTGAGCCTTCCGGTAAAGAAGGTATGAAAGGTATTAAGGTAAATCTTAAACAAGGAGATATGCTAGTTTATTCTGGTTGTGAACTAGAACATTGGAGAGAAAAATTCAAAGGCAAAGAATGTATACAAGTTTTTCTGCATTATAATAATCGTAAAACACCAGGAGCGAAGGATAATATGTTTGACAAACGTCCGCATTTAGGTCTTCCTTCCTGGTTTAAACGATGATATAATATTTAGATGGAGACAGGGCACCACCACATACCCCCTGTCTCCTTTTAAATAAGGACTACCAAAAAATTAAAAACCTTGTATTATGGTCAAACTATGCTACAAAAATTAGGATTTGCCCCTGGATTTAATAAACAAGTCACCGAGACTGGAGCTGAAGGGCAATGGTTTGATGGGGATAATGTACGTTTTAGATACGGAACTCCAGAAAAAATAGGTGGTTGGTCTCAATTAGGTAATGATAAATTAACTGGTGCGGCGAGAGCCTTGCATCATTGGGACAATAACGCTGGAATTAAATACGCTGCTATTGGAACTAATAGAATTTTATACGTATATTCTGGTGGAACCTATTACGATATTCACCCAATTAGAGAAACTTTAACAGGCGCTAAATTTACAAGTAGCTCATCATCAACAACAGTCACAGTAGTATGTACCGGGGCTCATGGTTTATTAGAAGATGATATTGTTTTATTTGACAGTGTAACTGGTGTAACTGGATCATCCACATATACCAACGCTACTTTTGAAGATGTAAAATATATGGTTACCTCAGTCCCGTCCGCTACAACTTTTACAATTACCGCAGCAAGCACAGAATCAGGAACTCCCTTAACTACAAGTGATGGCAACAGTACTTCTGTTTTATGTTACTATAATGTAGGGCCTTCTCAACAGTTAGGCGGTTTTGGTTGGGGTACAGCTTTGTATGGAGGTACAGCTAACGGACCAGCAACCTCTACATTATCGACAACGCTTCCAGACGATGCCACTACTACTGTAGTGTTAGCAGATACTACAGCGTTTCCTGCTTCAGGAGAAATTAGAATTGGATCGGAAGACATTAGTTTTACAAACAATGACACGGGAACAGGGACCTTGAGTGGAGGAGCTCGAGCAGTTAACGGAACTACAAGAGCAGCCCATAGTTCTGGAGAGACAGTAACCAACATATCAGATTTTGTTGCATGGGGAGAAGCTTCTTCTGCAGACTTTACAATTGATCCCGGCCTATGGGTATTAGATAATTATGGAACAAAATTAATTGCTCTTATATATAACGGCGCATGTTTTGAATGGGATGCTGCCCCTTCAACCGCAACAGCAACTAGAGCAACTTTACTACCTAATGCACCTACAGCATCACGTCATGTATTGGTATCTACACCAGACAGACACTTGGTATTTTTTGGAACAGAAACAACCGTAGGATCAAGCAGCACATTAGACGATATGTTTATAAGATTTTCGTCTCAAGAAAGTATTGATCAAACAGATTCTTATGTAGTTAAAGCAAACAATACCGCAGGTACACAGAGACTTGCTGATGGTTC